CGCTAGGGCCCCCGACGCAAGTGCGGCAACTGCCGTGCGACTGTATGAAAGGAGAGACGAACCTGTCATGACCATCACCCAGGCTTACCCGAAGCTATTCGTAGCAACGGGGGCCAAGAAGATCTACAGTGCCAACTCAAGTAATTGGGTTGACCCTGCTGGACTTCCACAGGTGACCGGTAGCTTCTACCATGATACCTCCGATAATAGTTGGAGGGACATGCCGAAAGGTGGTCGCGATATAGGGTCCAATTGGACTCTTGAATCGCAATCAGTAGAACCTGGACCTGTCATCAAGGTGCTTTGCTACGCAAGTAGCTTGTACCAAGGATGGCGAGGTCCCGTGATAATCGCCGGAGGGAATCATCATATCGACAACGTCGAGATGATGAACCTGATTACTGGACGTGCCACCGAACCGCAACTGCTAGCGGACGGTAGCACTGCCATTTCTCGGGTCCTTCCGACAAATCCGATTGCTGATCTTCCACTCGCGGCCGCGGAAGCCTTCAATGAAGGACTTCCACGGATCCCCGGGTTTGACCTCTTTCGCGATCGTTCGATTGATCACCAGAGATTATCTGGTAATTACTTGAACTACGAGTTTGCGGTCAAGCCATTATTGGCGGATATGCGCAAGTTCCAGGAAGCGTCGATGAAAGCGGAAGCGATCATTGACGACTATGCCAGGAACTCGGGCAAAAAGATCAGACGTCGGTACAGGTTCACACCACAGGTGACTTCCTCTTCGGAGGTTGTTCCCAATCCTCCCACTCAGGGCCAGACCCATATAATGGGTCCAGGTTCCGAAGTGGGAATTCAGGACAGGTTCAAGCCTGCTCTTGGAGGGAGTGGTGGCGTCAGGACAGATTACAAGATCAACGTTGTCAAACGTTGGTTCTCCGGCTGCTTTACGTATCATCTCCCTCACGGGGGACGAGACTTCAGTAGCCGCCTCGCAGTGGAGGAACGCGAAATGCGTCACCTCTATGGCGGTATATCCGCCAGTACTGCGTGGAATCTGATCCCATTCTCCTGGGCCGCAGACTGGATAACGAACGCTGGTGACGTTATACATAACGTCTCAGCGTTCAGCCAGGATGGCCTTGTGATGCCTTGGGGTTACATCATGGAAGAATCCAACCATGATGTGACCAGAAAAGTTGTCGGTGCGCGTGTCTCCGGACTTTACGAAGTAACGTACGGAGGTCATACGTATCGACAAATACCCGAGGAGGTCTCAATGACTCTCCACGCCGTCTGCAAACGCAGACGGAAGGCAACACCATACGGATTTGGCCTCAACACTGCTCTCTTCACAGAGAGACAGTGGGCCATCCTCTCGGCGCTTGGTCTTTCATGGAACAAGCGTGTTTGAGGAGGTGAGTCATCATCCGATGGCTTACCAAGCTGTACCCTCGGTCCGGAAATACCGGATCGAATGTAACTGCAAGGTAACACATGGCTCTGCCTGACCCAATTCCCACCATCACCGTGAACAGTGTGGCTTACAACTTTGCTCGGACTGGGACGGACGCGAAGAATAACATCTTCTCGTCTGTTTACCAGACTCCGGACAAGCTTGACAAGCTGACTATTTCACGGCAGGAACGTGCGCGAACTCGCCATACGGTGCGTTTTGACCGTCGCAAGATCGCGGCTGACCCCTTTAACGCTGCAATCAACCAGGAGTATTCGATGTCGGTTTACACCGTCATCGATATTCCAAAGCTTGGTTTCAGCAATACTGAGGTCACTTGGCTCAGTCGGCTTGCTAGCGACTTTATGGTCGCCGGCACTCCCGACTATGAGCTGCGCGTTATCCAAGGTGAGACCTGAGTTCATTGGACGAGACGACAGATGGCTCGCAGAAGAAGGTAGATACCTTCCAAGTGAGCTTCTGGAAACTGCTCGCAGGTATAATCTGTGCTCTCATAGCGACGGGAGGAGCGATCCTCTCTGCGTATGTGGGCGTACAGATTCCCTGCGTAACGTCTCCAGCTGAAGTCCCGTTTAGTCCTCAGGACTAAGGACCGCAACAGAAAGGAGGGACGCTTATCGACGCAAAAGGACTTTGCGGAGATGAGAATACCTCTCTCTAACTGTCGGGGAGCAATACTGCTCCCCGGCAGTTGCGGTCATTGGAACTGGCCAGTCAGTTAACAAGAGCCTCCAAAACAGCATGGCTAACCCCCAAAACGAAAGGAGGGGCCATGAAAAGGCTGTTGTTGCTTTGGCAGCGGACTGCGGCTGACGCCGCGGTCCAGTGTTGCACAAGCGCCACTCACGACATTAACCGTGTCGCGAGTCGATGTGAACACGAAGGTCTGAGTTTTCTAACTCTGACCCTGCCCGCCCTTGGAAAAGAGTTCGAGAGAGCTCTCGACCAAGGAAGGGTAACTGACGCACTTCTGTCCTATACAGGTCAGAAGCGAGGATTTCCCGTGTTATTTCAGGATTTCCTTCAGCTCGTGTTTGCACGTGATGGCGGCCGACTGCTCGATGAGCCGTCGCCGGAAGCTATCCAAGCCATACGTCAGCTAACGCTGATGTTCGGCAAGGTCCGTCTACCGTGTAGGGATACACGGGTGACGAAAGCTTTCGACGACTTCGTCGAGTGTGAGCAGCAAATGAAGGCTGCTGAATTCCAACTGAGCTTGGACGACCTGTCCGAGTTCGGAAGGATCAGCGACATGCTGTTTGCCGACGCTTTCTCTCGTCTAGACTTGGATGTCTACGACGGAGTTATCGTCGGGCAGCATGGTCCAGGGGCCACTGCTGATAAACTGCGCGGTAACGCAAAGTTCAATCAGCGAGAGTGGACCGACAGGTTGGAGGAGTATTTTCCAGCAATGGAGAATCTCATTCCGTCCTACCGGTTCATTCCGGACCTGGATGACCTTCAGTGGCTGGATCCCGGATCCGAGCGTCCCGTTAGGGTAGTCTCGGTTCCTAAAACGATGAAGACGCCACGAATCATTGCCATCGAACCGACCTGCATGCAGTATATGCAGCAGGGGCTGATGGTAAGGCTCGTGAAATACCTCGAGTCAAATAATTTGACTCGTGGTATGATCGGAATCCTAGACCAGTTTCCTAACCAGGAACTGGCCCGGGAGGGTTCCCTAACAGGGGAGCTCGCTACGCTCGATCTGAGCGAAGCCTCCGACCGCGTCTCCAATCAGCTCGTAACGACTATGCTTGGTCACTTCCCGCACCTATCGGGTGCGGTTCAAGCGACCAGGTCAGTCAGAGCTGACGTACCTGGCCACGGAATCATTCCGTTGGTCAAGTTCGCGTCTATGGGATCGGCTCTAACGTTTCCTATAGAGGTGTGTGTCTTCCTGACACTCATCTTCGTAGGAATTCAGAAGAGCCTCGGTCGGCGCCTTACTCCGAGAGATGTGGCATCTCTTAGAGGTCAGGTGCGCGCATACGGGGATGATCTTATTGTCCCCGTCACTGCTGTGCCGTCCGTTGTGGAGACCTTGGAGCTATACGGCTTTAAGGTCAACCGCAGTAAATCTTTCTGGACTGGGAAGTTCAGAGAGAGCTGCGGCAAGGAGTACTACAACGGTCACGACGTTTCTATCTGTCGTGTCCGCTCAGAACTACCTGCACATCGGAGAGATGGTCCGGGACTCGTGTCTCTCGTTGCTCTTCGTAATCAGCTCTATTGGGCTGGTTACTGGGGCACCGCGAGATTCTTGGACGAACTCTTGGAAACATTGATTCCGTTTCCGATTGTAAGTCCGGAGAGTCCTGTGCACGGCCGTGAATCTGTACTGCCTATACAGGCGGATGAGATTCATTCTCGTTATCAATACCCAGTGGTTCTGGGCATGTTAACGCGATCGCGCATTCCAACTTCACCGTTGGACGGCGTGGGAGCCTTGCATAAGTGTTTGACTAAGCAAGGGGAGCTGCCCTTTGTGGATGCCAGACACCTGGAACGTCAGGGACGTCCCGATGTCGTCGACATATACATCGGAAAGGACCGCGCTATCTAGCGCGGTGGGGTGGATTAGCAGGCCACCCCGAGGGAGATAGAGTTCACCATCTCCGG